TTAACTGGCTTTTTTAACCTGAGGCAAATCGAAGGCTTTACGTAATGCGCGGACAAACGCTTTGTCATGGCAGATGGTTTTGCCCGGACTGTCGGAGAGCTTCGCGACCGGCTTACCGTTACATTCCACCAGTTTTATGACGATGTTCAGCGGTTTCACCTGAGGAATATCACAGGTTAACCGCGTACCAATCCCGAAACTCAGGTTCACCCGCGATGAGAAATGGCGATAAAGGTCGACGGCTTTCGCCAGGTCAAGGTTATCGGAGAAGACCAGCACCTTACTCATGGGGTCGATGCCCAGTTTTTCGTAATGGGCGATGGCTTTCTCACCCCATTCAACCGGGTCCCCGGAATCATGGCGCAAACCCTGGTAGCGTTCGGCAAACTCAGGGCCAAAGTCGCGCAGGAACGCGTCCATGGTAATGCAGTCGGTAAGGGCAATACCCAGCCGATCCGGGTATTCCTCTAGCCACGCGGCGAGGGCGGCTCGCTGGCTGTTGGCAAGGTCAGGGCTGATCTGCTGGTGCGCCTGGAACCATTCGTGCGCCTGGGTGCCCATCGGCGTTAAATCAAGGCGACGTGCCAGATCGTAGTTACTGGTGCCAACGAACCACGGCTCCTGTTGCAGACGTCTGACAATGGCTTCCTGAACCTCGCGAGAGAAGCGGCGGCGCGTGCCAAAGTCCATCAGACGGAATCGGGACATATCCAGCCCTTCGGTCAGTCTGGAAAACTCAACGAGTTTATTCTCCAGAGCGGTAACCGCCTGCGTCACACCGGTTTCAGGGGAGCGATAGCGGTGGGCCAGCTCGCTGATCACGGCCAGAAGCGGCACTTCCCACATGATCACCTCACGCCACGGGCCGGTCAGACGAATGTCCAGCTTGCCGTTATCATTGGTGACGGTGACCTGTTCCGGGTTATAGCGGAACTCACGCAGCCAGTTCAGATAATCCGCTTTAAAGAAAGGCAGGCCTGAAAGCCACTGATATTCGTCATCGGTGAGCGCCAGATGCTGCATGGCCTCGACCTGTTCACGAATGGAATCTGCGTAGATACCCAGCAAGTCGTCACCCCGGCAGCGAAATTCCGCCGCAACATGGACATCATGATAGTGGTGAAACACGGCTTGCTGCATATGCAGCTTGTACGCGTCGGTATCCAGCAACGTATGCAGAACCGGAGAAGCGAATTGAGTCATAGGTGCGCTGTAGCATCCTCTCACGGGAGCGTTTAGTACAATAAACAACTCCGGAGTATACCCTGTTTAGTGATTTATTGAACCCCGATCACAACATAAGCACACTTTATGGTCGAGAGCATTTCGTGCCCCGTGTTATAAAAATGTAGCGATACGACTGCTAACCACTTGAATTTTAGGTTTTCTACTGCGCTATTACCATGCTTTGGGGCAGTGATGGGGCAAAGCGTGAAAGCGTCTGGTTGAGCAGAGAAACCTGATCGGCGCTCTTCTCTGACATCCACTTTCCATACACCTTGTAAACCATCTGTGCATCGGTATGCCCCATCTGAGTTGCTATAAAGTTTGGGTTAGCACCAGCTGATAATGACCAGCACGCATAGGTATGTCGTGACTGATACGCGTTGCGGTAACGAATACCGGCTCGCTTGATTATCGGGGCCCAAATTTTATTAATCGAATTAACCGCGTAGTGATATCCTGTGCGAGGTCCACGTTTGACGCATTGAGGGCTGAACACGAAAGTGCAGGGTTGAATGACAGATTGTCCGTACTCCCGCAGCTTCACTTCAACCTCAAACTGCCGGCCAAGGCGTGTCAACTGGGCCTGATTCCTCAGGGCATCAATAGCTGGTTGTATGAGATAAATCACCCTGTCAGTGCCTGCCTCGGTTTTTGGCAGGGTGAACTCATACGTTTGGGTCAGGTTACGCTTAACCGTAATGGTGCCCGCAGTGAGATCGATATCTTCCCATGCAAGACCACATAATTCCCCATGCCTCATTCCAGTATAGACGGCAATGGTCCAGAGATTTCGCATCTGCTGGTGGCCGCATGCGTGAATTAACCTGATGAACTCATCTGTCGTGAGTGGATCTGGTTCGTCTTTTGCCTTCCTGAGACGGTTAATTCCGCTAAACGGATTTTCCTTTGCGTAGCCATTATCAGCTCCAAACTGGAAGATCTCGGCCATCAACATCATGTAATTATTCACCGTGGACGATTTCCGGCCTTTTACCTGTGTCCGGTGATCCTTCTTCATTACATGGAAACCCGTCAGCAACTCCTTTCTGACATACAGCAAATCTTCAGTGGTCACCGCAGAAACCATTTTATTTTCGCCGATGCGCGGAAGCATGTTTTTTATGATGGACTCGTACCTACTCATGGTATTAGAGCTGATCTCCATTCTCTTCAGCTCCGACCATCTTTCGGTAAGCTCCAGCACAGTAATTTCCTTTCTATCCTGACCGAACCGGGCAAGGTTCGGTGAGTTTGGGAATTTTTCTGCATAGTTAAAATTCCCCATCCTTATCGCAAAACAAACCGAAGAACGCAGCTCACCAGCTATCTTGCGATTTTTTGCAGTGTCAGGGACACCGAGGTTTTCCCTGACACGTTTACCTTTATATAGAAACCAGATGCGGAGCGAACCGCCGTGGTTTTCGACGCCTGTCGGGTATGATGCATTAGCCATTGATCCCTCCTGACGTCCAGGAGCGTGGACGAGTGTACTGCTTTTCATGCTGTCTTCGCACCTGGTTGATTTTTTTTCTGCGCCTCGATCCACTGATCAACGGCTTTCCTGTTGTACATGCATTCGCTCGAAGGCTTGGGATTACCATCTGGTGAAATGTGCAGGTACTCGCGGCCCAGCATCCAGGATTCTTTTCTGGCGCGGGTGATGGTTCCGGGCTTAAGCCCGGTAACCGCAATCAGAACCTTTTCGCTAACCCAGTCATTCGGTACCAGAAGAACAACTTCGCTCATGATTATCCCTCAGATAGCCCGGCATTCAGCCGGGCAGGTGGATTATTTAACCTGAATAAATGGAGTGCTTGCGCCACTGGTCATGTACTGAGGCAGAGTGCCATTCCATTTGTTAATGGCCTCCAGTTGCAGAACTTCCGGGTTCTCACGCATGGCCTGTCCACGGATCTGGATAGACTTTGCTTCTGCTTCCGCCAGCTTCAGTTTTGCATCTGCCTGGCCATCAGCCTCAGCGCGCAGCATGTTGGCTTCAGCTTCTCGTTGTTTTACTTCCTGCTCACGTTGCAGGGTCTTCTGGTTGGCGGTGACTTTGGCATTGATACTGTCGATAACTGTCGGCGGGTACTCAGGACGGCCGACGTAAGAAAGACTGATAACCTGGATTCCTACCGGCCCCATGTCGGACTGGATCTCCTTCAGAGCGTTTTCAAGCAGTTCAGCTTTCCCGCCGTCAATGAACTTATCGGTGCTCATGCGGCTTGCGAGACGATTAAGGGCATCGGCAATCTTTTGGCGCAAATCGGTGTCGGTGATGTCGTCCACGCCTTTCCGATAGGTCTGAAACACCGTCGTCACTTTGGTCGGATCAACTTTATAGGCGACGCCGATGTGATAGCCGATGGTTGTGCCGTCACTCATCTGGAAGTTGAAAGCGTCGTCGTAGGTTTTCATCTGTTTGAAGGTCGGGAAGATGTAAACCTCTGTGTTCCAGCCAGTCCAATAGCGGCCAACGCCTACCACTTCGCCAACGCCTTTATCGTCACCCAGCTTGTTGACCTTAATCCCAACGTTGCCAGGCTCAACACGATCACAACCAACGAGACCGACGGCAGAAAGCGCGATAATTGAAGCCATAATTGCTTTTTTCATTTTTTTTCCTTAGTTACGGTTACAACAAGACCCTTACAGATGGCGTAGATGCACGGCGGGGTCTGAATCGCCAGGGCAAAACCGGATATAACTGCTGTTGTGTCCTTCATCGAAATGAGGATCGGAACGAACAGCCCATAAACGCTGGCGACAATCACCACCGATAGAACAACGCGTAAGTAAGCAATCATCAGTTGATCCCTTCTGGTTTGCTGGCCTGGAGCTCCGCTTGCTCTTTCACGTAGCGGTCGTGCATGGAGTCCCATTTCGCCAGCCACTTACGTGCTTCGCGCTTGCGTTCCAGAATTCGCCGAATGCGCCGCATACAGCGGTTGTGTGCAAAGAGATATTGCTGAGTGTGCTGGCCCATTCGATTGACGAGCACACCGTTGCTGAACACAGGCTCGTCTGGTTCGTTGGTATTCAAACCGGCCCGGCGAAATGTTTTGGTTACCATGTAGTGAGCCAGGTTGCTGATCGCCGCACTTCTGCTGAGGAAACGGCGCGAGTAACCGTGCCTCGATACGACATAAACTGGCTGCAACTCCGTAGTAAACGCTCTGTCGATTGAGGTGGTAGTAATGCGTTTATCGTTCATTTGCGGTCCTTAACTTTGTTGTATCGTTCATGACTCATAACTTCCCAGTTCTGGCCTCCATCTCGTGAAAGCAGCCTCCAACGCAGGTTCACTTTTAGGCTGAGGTATCCAGTCCTGCGCATTCGCCGCGGTGAAATCAGCTGCTGCCGGAATTGCAGGAGAATTTTCACTGCCTGAAAGTGAACCCACTCAGGAATTCGTATCGCTGTAAGTGCCATCAGATCCCCCCATTTCATGACCCTCCGTTTTCGGAGCCTCCACTTTTTGTTTTTTGACGAACTCAACCAGCTCAGAAATGAGCTCGTCGATTAACTCCTTCCCGCTATCCGTAAGGAATTCACCGCTGCCATTAACATCAACAGCGCTGCTGTAAATTCCCTTGATAGCTTTTACGCCTTCGACATTCCCGTACTCACTGATCGCAAGCCTTTCGAATTTTCTCAATAATCCATCAAGAAGAATCTCTGTTAACTCGACCGTGTTAATGCCGCCTTTATTGAGCTTAATAACAAGGCAGTTACTGCCTGTTTTACGCTGGTGGCGTAATAACGCTGCTTTTAAAATTCGGCGGCGATATGTCTCGATTAATTTATCCATTGCGGCGAGCCTCCTCCTCTAAGCTCATAACAATTTCCTCTTCTTTTTCGGTCCAATCATGAATTTCGCCAGCAATGTCATAAACAAGAGAGCAAATAGTTTTAAGTTGGAAATGGTCCAGTTTGTCGTGATATTCAAATAATGTTTGCGATAAACCAGCCAGTTGCTCGGCTTTGATGTTCACAACCTGAATGTCTTGCCTTTTTAATAAGCTCATAATTACCGACCATATGCTTTTTTAAGATAAAGACGAGCGATTACCTCGTAACCGCAGGCCGCATAAAGGCATGCTGTTCTATATGCCGATTTATCAATGATGAAAGTCATACGAAGCGCCTCACAGCCAAAGAAGCCACCACCCGACCGTGAATTTTGATTTCTTTCTGTTCATCGGTATTAAGGGTGAAAGTTTCGTAATGATGGTTATCAGAAATGATTTTTAATGAGCCATCAGCTAATGGCTCAATTCTCTTAATGAAAAGACATGGGCGACCAAAAGCACCCATTGTGTAAACATAAATGCCAGAGGTAAGCGCACGTCCACCGCAATCAACGAAAGCCACAACCTCACATGGTTCGATGGTCGGCTGCATTGAATCACCTTCCATCCGGCAGCTTTGTACGCGGTTGCCAAAGTCATTGATGTTGTCAGATCCGAACAGCATTTGAGGCGTTTTAACTGGCTGATTAACTGCGACGGAATTTTGCATTTTCATTTCCTCAGGGTGAGTTTTTCCCCACCCTAAAAGGTGTTAATTTTGATTAATTGAGTTGGTTAATTAATTGGTTAGTTAGCTAACAGAAAACATATTTTTAATATCAGGATGGTCATCTATGATTTTTTTAGCATCATCACATGCTTCTTCATAAGACTTGAAGAAATCAACCAGAACAAAATAATTATCTACACGTTCGTAGATAGCGAATTCCAAACCATCAATAAAAGTTGTGTTAAATTCGTAATCAAAATCATTCTGATGAGGCTGTGCAGCTCGTAAATAAATCCAGTGTGAATTTGCTGCTTTAAGCTTGGCTTGGATATCAAATGCCTGGCTCGCTGGGTTTGGTTGGGAGGTTGTATTCATCTCATTGGCTCCGTTGTTTGCCGATGAAATGAGAATACTTAAGTATTAATTGGAGGTCAATGGTATTAATACAAAAAGAATAATAGATTTCTTATGTATTTGTTATTGAAGATTATTTTAGTAATAAAAAAGCCGACACTATGGTCGGCTTGGTGCTTTTTTGGTAGCAGATCAGAAGATTGTTGATACCCAAAACAGCCTTCCTAAAACCTCAAGACTATCCATGTCTACTTCTTCGTCAGGGTATTCATCAGAGTTGTAGCTTCTGATTGTTACCTTATCTGGCCCAGATCTGTAGAGGATTTTTAACCTTTTCCATCCACCTTGGTTGATGCCGTAAATTTTACCATCCACGATACGCTTGTCATGGCAGTTTATGGCAACAGTTGAGCCATCAGCGATCACTGGCTCCATGCTATTCCCGTGTGCAGCAAAGCATAGAACGCCATCACCATCACTATTAGCTCCCACCTTTCGCAATGTTGCTTTGGAAAACCTAAGTTTTTTGCCATTGTAATCATCATTAAGAGCGCTGCCATCTCCACATGCGAACTCGATATCCTTCAAGTAAGGCACCTCTACCTCATCATCCTCAAGCGGCGTTTGCTTATCCCATGGATCTATACCAAACATCCTTTGTTCTGGAGTTTTTGCGGGCCCCATGGTGCCTTCACCAGTGCTTAACCATATTGGATCTACATCCAACGCTTTGGCTATATCCACGATTTTTCCGCTGGACTGAGCTTTTCCTGAGGTTAGTTTTTGTATGGCCCCCTGGCTTACCCCAACCCTATGCGCCAATTGACTTTGAGTAGCCCCGGCATGAGCCATCGCCAGCCTTAGTCTTTCTGCAAGTGTGTTCATCTAAGTATCTCCGATTTCTGTGCATATTTAATACCACAGGATTAACCATGGCAAGCGGATAATACTTGATTAATTATTCCTTTGGTATTATTTTATATCTTTAATATTAATACTAAGGGCTTTGTTATGACTGATGAGGTTTTTGAATCCCCAATGGCGAAAGCCGTGTACGTTGCTGGTGGTCAAAGTTCGCTTGCAAAAAAGGTTGGCGTCACGCAAGGGGCCGTCTGGAAGTGGGTCAGGGGGATCAAGAAAGTTTCTCCGGTCCATGCAGTGGCAGTCTCAAACGCAGTTAATGGAGTTGTTAAGCCTCATGAACTGCGTCCTGATTTGCCGACTCTTTTCCCGCACCCGGGCAATGAGGTGTGACATGTCACGGCATTATTGCGTCAGCGAACCTTTACTGGTGGCTGAATTCAGTAACGAAAATGAGTTGGCGGGTGTCGCATGAGCATGGAACTGATGGTTAAAGCAATGAAGGTCAAGGTGGGAAATCCACTGCGTAAGCTCGTGCTACTGAAGCTTGCAGATAACGCTAGTGACCATGGCGAGTGCTGGCCGAGCTATCAACACATCGCTGATCAGTGCGAAATCAGTAAGCGATCTGTGATGATTCACATTGATGCTTTATGTGAATGCGGCCTGGTAAAAAAAGAACTTCGCCCAGGTCCAAAAGGTAACTCAAGTAATGTATATCGCCTTGATTTCAGTAGTGCAGGAGATTCACTAGGGGGTAGTGCAAATCGTTCACTACCTGGTGCAGCAGATTCACCCCGTAGTGCAGGAGATTCACTAGGGGGTAGTGCAGGAGCTGCACCCAGAATCAGTCACTCTTTTGAACCAGTCAATGAATCAGTCATAGAACCTAAATATAAAGGTTCATCTGATAACCATTCTGAAAATCGCTCTTCCAAAGAGAACTATTCCAACGAGTTCGAGCAGGCATGGCAGGCATACCCTAAACGTGCTGGCGGTAATTCTAAAGCTGCCGCCTGGAAAGCCTGGAAAGCTCGAATCAAAGACGGTGTTAACACTGAGGCAATGCTGGCTGGTGTAAACCGTTATGCAGGTTATGTCCGTGCTACAGGTAGCGCCGGAACGCAGTACGTGAAACAGGCGGCGACGTTCTTTGGTCCCGATCGGCATTTCGAAGAATCATGGCAGGCGCCATCTGGTTCGGTAATCGGTAGACCTGGTGGACTTCCGGTTTCGGGGTTTAGTGAACAAGACTATGGCCAATCAGACTGTAACTGGTAAGCAGGAGAAATCAAAATGCTGAGTATCAAACAACGCGAAGAAAGGGAAGCTCTGGTGGCAAAGCGCGAAGGGCTTCGTGAAGAGCTGGCGTTTGCTGTGGAACACAAAAAACCGTGGCAGTGGGGAAGCTGGGAGTCAGGGAACGTCCACGCCGCCGCCTGTGAAAAACATGGTGATTATCAGCGTATTTCCCTCACTGGAAAAGCCTATCGAGGCGTTGAAAATGTTGAGCACTCCCAATGCCCGGAGTGTGTGAAAGCGGAACTTGCTGACATTGAATCCAGTCTGCGTGCATTACGAGTAGTCGACCTGATGGACAATGCTGGGATCGCAAGACGATTCGAAGCATGTGAATTCGATAACTACCAGGCTGTCAACCCGGATGCCGCCAAAAATCTGGCAGTCTGTCAGCGCTACACCGCCAGTTGGCCTGATCGCCTGAAAGCTGGAACTGGGCTCGTCATGACCGGAAACTGCGGGACCGGTAAAAACCATCTGGCAGTGGCCATGGCGAAGAGCATTATCCGTGGACATCTCGCTAAAGTGGAAATCACCGACGTTATGCGCCTCACCCGAGCAGTGAAAAGCACGTGGCGCCACAATGCTGAAATGACCGAGGAAGATGTCATTGAACGTTTCGCTTCATTGGATCTGCTAATTATCGACGAGGTGGGCGTTCAGTTCGGCAGTCCGACTGAAATGACCATCCTTCAGGAAATTATCAATGCCAGGTACGAAAGCATTTTGCCAACAATCCTGATCAGCAATCTTACATTCGACCAGTTGAAAGAAACGATTGGCGAGAGAATTGTGGATCGGGTTACCGATGGTGGCCGCAACCGTCTGGCATTTGGCTGGGGAAGTTTCCGTGCCATCGCGTCAGGAGTTGTAGCATGACTCCTGTCTGGAAAAATGAAGATCTGGAAGGTGCGGTGATCGGCGCAATTTTTCTGCGTGGTGCCGACCCTGAGGTACTGGATATTCTTTCCAGGGTGCCAGCCACCGCTTTCTCGGTACCGCAGTATCGGGAAATATATACTGGGATCTGCCGTCAGGCGCGTGGAGCTGGCGTTATTGACCCTGTACTGCTCTGCGAAAACATGCCAAAGCACAGCGCAATCATTATGGACTCGAGCCGTATCGCATGGGCGAAGTCGGCGCTTGTGTCCTACGTTTCCACGCTGGAGCGTAATGCAGCTGTTCGCGATGCCGAAGCTGTCATTGAAAGGGCGCTGGCCGATCTCCGGAATGCTCACAATAGTGATGCGGCTTTATCGGCATTCAGGGCCGCACAGAACAGCATTGCAGCAATTACTCTCGAAGAAAAGACCGTTCAGCCAGTTCATATCGACGACATTCTTCCTGCTGTGGTGGATCGGGTAGATGCGCGCAACCGTGGGCTTGAAGAAGCCAGAAGCCTCATGACAGGTATCGAAGAGCTGGACGCAAAGACTGGCGGCATTGAACCAACAGACTTGGTGTTTATCGCTGCGCGGCCGTCGATGGGTAAAACTGAATTGGCGCTGGATATCATCGACAAGGTTTCTGAGCAGGGCCGTGGTGTGCTGTTCTTCAGCATGGAAATGCCTAATATCCAGATCGGAGAGCGAATGGTATCTGCTGCCGGCGGCATGTCGGTTTCACGCCTGAAAAAGGCTGCTGATTTTGATGATGAGGACTGGGCCAGGCTGACAAACGGTGTAGAACGGCTGACTGGTCGTAGCATCTGGATGGTTGATTCCACCGATCTGACAGTAGATCAGATTCAACAGATAGCTACCCGCCTACAGCTGGCGCATCCGGAAATAGCGCTGGTAGTCGTGGATTACCTGGCACTCATCAAAATTGAAAGCACTGCACGATATGACCTTGCCGTCGGTGAGGTGTCAAAAGGACTCAAGCGTCTGGCTAAATCCAATAAAACTCCGGTCCTTGCCCTGAGCCAGCTTTCTCGTGGCGTTGAGTCGAGACCCAACAAACGACCGATGAACTCAGACCTCAAAAACTCGGGTGAGATTGAGGCTGATGCTGATCTGATCATGATGCTATACCGAGATGAAGTTTATAACCCTGAGTCGCCAGCGAAGGGGATCGCGGAAATTAACGTGACCAAACAGCGCAACGGTGAATTGGGTACGATCTACCGTCGATTCTATAACGGGCACTTCCTGCCAATTGACCAGGAGTTAGCAAAGCAGCGTTCGGCGCCACAGCAGAAAGCTCAGACCAGACGTTACTCAAAAGAAAGGCATTCCAGCAATGCAGACTATTAAAAACATCAAAGCAACGAGGGCAACCTTATGAAACTGGAAGCATCGCTCAAACATTTTAGTCCTCAGGGAATGCATATCAGCGATGACGTGAAGGGAACTTCTCCGGACCGCCTTACAGGAACAGATGTAATGGCGGCGATTGGCACCACCAGCAGCCGTGCGCGCTTCGGCCTGGCTGCTTTCTTCGGCAAGTCCGGCATCAGCAAAACAGATGAACAGCTCGCAGTTCAGGCGCTGGCGCAGGTTGCTATCAAAAACGCTCCTAAAAATGTCCGCAAAGCCGCTGGCGACAAGCTCGGAGCATGCATGTTGACGCTGGCGCAATTTGCCTTTGCTGATTACTCCCGTTCGGCCGCCACCAGCGTGACGTGTCACAGCTGTTGCGGTACCGGATTTATCTCCGGACATGAAGATGTAATTAAATACCCTGGTACCTTCGACGCTGACGGTGCCGAAGTGGTGGCCCCGAAGATTAAAAATGAGCTGGTGAAAAGGGTTTGCGAAACCTGCGGAGGGAAAAAGGTAATCCTTGCGCGGTGCAGATGCGGCGGTAAAGGTGAAGTGCTGGATCGCAAAGCGACCAAAGAACGTGGCGCACCGGTTTTCAAAACCTGTGAACGTTGCTCTGGTAATGGCTTCTCTGCTATCTCCTCGGCGACGGTACACCGTGCCATTCTGAAGCGTCTCCCGGACCTCCATCAGTCCTCATGGTCACGCAACTGGAAACCCTTTTATGAAATGCTGGTGGACACGCTGCGCCAGTGGGAGCGTCACGCGGCAGTAGAATTTGAGAAGGCAACAACTTATTAATATGATCGGAGCAAATGGCGACACTTTTTTGCACGTTAGTGTTGACTTTGCATAAAACTGTCCTGTATGCTTTCCATCGTGGGATATTACGCCTACACGACACCAAACCCGCCTCAGTGCGGGTTTTTTTATGTCCGAAATTCTTCGCGCCACGCTCGGCGCAATTCAACCACAGAGCCTTTCAGGGGTGAGCCATAGGGAACGGTCGGTGTGACTGTCTCTGTGGGCTGATCATTCCTGAGCGCTGGCTCACCCGCTAAAAGGAAAGTCACTATGTTCGGTATCTTCAAAAAGAAAGCACGTAAAGCTGTTGTCGAAGTTAAGAAAATGGAAAACCGCGACGCGGTTGAAGCTACGGTGTGGGGTGCTTACTCCATTGCGTATGCCGACGGCACATGCGACGCGAAAGAAATCGCCACTCTGGAAAAAACCATTTCAGCATTGCCTGCTTTCGCACCGTTCGCTGGCGAGATCGCACAGATGAGTAGCAATATCCGTGCTCGCTATGAAGCTTCGCCGCGCTCTGCTAATGCTCAGGCGTTGCGCGAACTGGCTGACGTTGCCGGTACAAACGATGCTGTTGATGTTCTTTGCCTGTGCCTTGATGTCGCTGACAACGACGGCATCGGGGAAGAAGAAGAGAAGCAGCTCAAGAAAATTGCTCAGGCGCTGCAACTTCCACTGGACCAGTACCTGTGATCGGGAAATTGCGCTGGGTAGCCGCCGGGGTATTGATGTTCCTGGTGGTTGCCATCGACTTCACCAGCAAAATGATGTCCATCCTTGCTGATGGCGTGCTGGTAGCCGGGGTAATTGCTTTACTCTGGCCCGTGTTTAAATCCAGTAAATAACACTGTGCAAAAGGTCATTTCTGATGGCCTTTGACAGAGTGACAAATTATGCCGCATTGCGGTTTTCTTTCCCCTCATTTTGAGAGGATTCACAGCATTGAGGGGGACCGATGTCCGATCCGATTTCCGGCTCTGGGTTAGCCGGTATAGCTTTGACCGGGGCCAGTGTTTACGGGCTTCTAACCGGAACTGATTACGGTGTTGTTTTTGGTGCATTCGCAGGCGCCGTATTCTACATAGCGACAGCGGCTGACTTGAGTGTGTTGCGTCGGCTGGCTTACTTCGTCGTGTCCTATATTGTCGGCATTCTTGGCTCTGGTCTGGTTGGATCTAAGCTCGCATCCTGGACGGAATATAGCGATAAACCGCTGGATGCCATCGGTGCCGTGATTGTCTCTGCGCTGGCCGTTCAAATCCTTACGTTCCTGAATAAGCAGGATATCGGCTCGCTGGTGGCGCTGATAACGCGCCGGGGAGGTTCAGGTGGTACTAAATGACCCATCAGCAACGATCAACGCGCTACTCTGCGCCGGAGTTGTGATTACTCTGATGTTTTATCGCCGTGGTGATTCGCGGCACCGGCCATGGATTTCGCGTTTGGCCTGGCTGATTACCGTCACGTATAGCGCTGTGCCGCTGGCGTACCTTTGTGGGATTTACCCGCATTCATCATGGGCCACAATTTCGGCAAACATCATATTCCTTTCCGTGCTGGTGGCCGTCAAAGGCAACGTTGCACGCCTGGTTGATCATCTGAGGCACTAATGAACCAAACACAATTTCAGAGGGCGGCTGGTATCAGCGCCGGGTTAGCTGCGCGCTGGTTTCCGCATATCGACGCCGCTATGAAGGAATACGGCATCACCGCACCGCTTGATCAGGCCATGTTTATTGCCCAGATGGGGCATGAAAGCACAAGATTTACCCGGCTGGTGGAGAACCTGAATTACGCGGTTGATAACCTGGTACCGACGTTCGGTAGCCACCGCATCACGCAACAGCAGGCCGCCGCACTTGGCAGAACTGCAACCCAACCGGCAAACCAGAAAGCGATCGCCAATCTGGTATACGGTGGTGAGTGGGGAAAAGAACACCTGGGCAATCAGGTTGCCGGTGATGGATGGAAATATCGCGGTCGCGGGCTGAAACAGGTCACCGGTCTGAGCAACTACCGCAGTTGTGGCCAGGCGTTGAAACTGGACCTTGTTACTCATCCGGAGCTGCTTGAAAAGGATGAATACGCCGCGCGCTCAGCCGCATGGTTCTATGTCTCCCGTGGTTGCCTGCTTCATTCCGGCGACGTTGAGCGCGTGACGCTTCTTATCAATGGTGGCAGAAACGGGCTGGATAAACGCCGCGCGCTGTTTAACCTGGCGAAATCTGTTCTGGTGTGAGGTGAGTGTGGGTATCGAAACGATTATCGGGCTGGCCGCACTGGTGATTTCCGCTATCGCCGGTGCCTTTGGCCTGGGTCATATTCGCGGCACCAGCAAAGCGGAAGCGAAAGCCGACCAGCAGCGCACCGAAGATAACGCAGCGGCAACGGTCACAGCAGCCGAACGCCGGGTAGAAGCAACGAAAGAGGCCAGCAATGTACAGCAGACTGTTAACCATATGCCTGGCGACGATGTTGATCGCGAGCTGCGGGACAACTGGACCCGTAAGGGTTGAGGTAGTGGACACGGCTTGCGACTGGGTAAAGCCAATCTACCTGACGGATCACGACATCGACGTTCTTGACCGCCAGACGAAGAAAGACATCCTGGCGCATAACAGAGCGTGGCACGCGAACTGCCAGAAGGAGGACGCTGAATTGAAGTAGCAAAGCGGAAAGACCGCAGTCAGAAGGCAATGCAGCAGTCATGATGCTGCCCCGAGTCGCGTAATGGCGAGCCTGTGTAGTGATGGGTAAGGGTTCATAGAACAGAACAAGCTCCGGTAAAGCAGCGCGAACCGCCAGACGCGCACCGGTTATAAGCGGCGATGAAGCGACAGAAACTCAAGGGCATGAGCGCGGCCACTGCGTGAGTGTGGCTGATGGATCAAGGAACAATAACTAGTTCAACTGATTCGTTTTTTTCATTATTTACAACAATACGGGTAATCACTACTACACTTAAATGCTAAGATTATGCCAACAATGCACTGCTCATTTCTAATGTCAAAGAGTTAAAAGAGATATACTAGGCGAAGCATGGCAATGTATAATCTCCCGATTTTCTTTACCTTGGATTCCTTATGGCTCAGACAGCGTCGATAATCGAACACCTAGCAAGCGAGTTGTTAGATCTTCTTGAACAGGGTGATACTCTCGGTGAGATGGACGCTGCGCGTAAGATGCGTGAGGCTAAAGGCATCGAATCGCCATACTTTAAAATCGTCATTCAGGCACTGATCACAGCAGCCAAGGGTGAACGAGAAGCGGCCGAATCGCAGTTCGAAAGGGCTTTCTCGGATTACCATAGCGCAATAATAGGTATTGGTTACGCTGCATATTTATTTCGCACAAGGAAGTTAAGTGCTTATTTAAATCTATGCTTACGCTTAGTCAATGAGTTTCCATTCGATGCAGATGTGATCGAGAAGTGCCTGCCTATGCTTTATCTTTCTGGTAATGCTGAACAATGTAAAGCCAAAGCAATAATTAGGGCAGGGCATATAAACGATGAGAAGGCTGCGGAGGAGGTTAGGATGGTAGGAGAAAAATGGGCTGCTAGCATAGTTGCGGCTCAGGATGCGTCCGGAGCCTCTGAAGCGGAAATCAAAGAACTATCTCAAACTGTGATGGAAATATTAGAACAATATAAAAGTTATGCTGCTAACTTTTATTTCTATCCCATGGCAAGCGATGGCACAGCTGCGCTAGTTGCAATCACTGATGTGGTTGACCCAAAAAAAGTTGCTGAGATGAATTTTGATTTGGCGATGGCGCTCTCTAGTAATGATGAGCTTCAAGAGTCTAATCTTACTGCCTGGTTCGAACGTGACAAATCAGAAAAAGTAAATAAGGAAGCATAAATGGCTGTAGATGGGCAACAGTTCCTTGATTTTGCTAAAAAAATCTTTCTTTCTGGCGATGAGATTTCGTGCCGTAACTGTATAAGCCGTGCCTATTATGCAATGTATCATGAAGCCAGGGATACTCTAACAGCGGTCCCTAATTTCCAACAAAGTCCGCACGATGGCTTGATAAAATATCTGCGTGGGAATGCCAGTCGTGGTGATGAGCCATTTGAGAAAGGTAAGCTTCGTGCTTTAGCAGCATTGTTAGAGCAACAGAAAGGCAAGAGACATAAAGCTGACTATTATCTTGGCGAGAACATTGACGCTGGAGCAGCGGAAGAAGCGATCTTGTTTGCTGAGAAACTCTTCAAAATTTGTAAAGAAATGAGAAGCGCTCCGCTAAAGTAGCTTATAAATAATTTTTCTTTGATAAGGCCTCGCAATTTGCGGGGCTTTTTTATGCGCATCGCACGCGTACATCTAAGAAAGTCTTTCAGCTGTGAGCCTGGGCAAACCGTTAACTTTCGGCGGCTTTGCCGTGCGACAGGCTCACGCCTAAAAGGAAATACCACATGAAATATTTATCGCTACAGCAAGCGATGCTCGGCATGCGAGTCATCATGACCGACGATGGCCTCATTTTGAAAAGTCCGGCAGGTAGCGCACATTACGATTTGAAAGGACGTCGCCATACAGTATGGGGTGATGCTTCTTTCTTTCCTGAACATCTACGCGTTAAAGATAAGCGCAAACCGAAATGTGGCCACGTCAGTTTCGGCAATGACGAAATCGTTGCTCATCGGGCTGATGGTTATGTGGCCTGGCGAATGGGTAAGATCGAAGAACCTACAAAAACGCCTGATGCTGCATTAGGTGAGCTGTCGGCTGTTTACACTCTTCCACGTTATAAAATTAGTAGCTACATGAAGAGACAGGAGCTGATTGCTAATGCTCTTGACGAAGCCAAGCAAAGATTTAGTGAAGAGTTTGGAGGGGCTCCAGCCGATAAAACAGCGGTAGTGTTCCTGGCTGAATCATCACCATATTTCGTGAAGGACGGACAGGCATTTATCAAGGATGCCTTCATCGGTAACGCAATTAAGACCAGCGTGAAGCTATCCCCAGAAATGGAAAAAGCGATTTCAGATGTTGTCTCTGCGGAACTGAAAAAAAATCTTCAGCCGGGCGGCACGATCTGGAATTCCTTGAAGCGTGGATTCTGACGGGGGGTAATATGCAGGTCACTATTGATGGTGTCCCGTTTGTGCCTGCCTGCGCTTCAGCGTCACGGATTGGCATTGCCATAACTACCCATAACCGGCCAGACGTTTTAAAGCGCGCCATTGAGCAGCATACCAAACATCTTCCTGTCGGTGCGCTGGTGGTGGTTATCGACGATGGCTCTAAACCTGCCGCAGTAGTGCCTGACGGCGTGCAGCTGCTTCGCCATGAAACATCACTCGGCATTGTTGCTTCGAAGAACGCCAGTTTAACCGCGCTGATGGACGCCGGGTGTGAGCATCTATTCCTTTGGGACGATGACGCCTGGCCCATCGCTGATAACTGGCACTTGCCTTACATCGAATCACCTGAGCCACACCTGGCTTACCAGTTTCTCGATCTGGCAGGGACGAATAAGTTGAAGGATATGGCGGTCCTGTACCGGGATGATAAGCACATCGCTTACACCGGGCAGCGCGGCGTGATGCTGTATTACCACCGTAGCGCTATCGAGAAGGTTGGCGGTTTCGATCCGGTTTACGGT